GTGGAGCCTTACTCGTCAAAGACAGCTAGTACTAAGCCACCTTCAGGACGGTACACTTGAACACCATAGAGGGTGTCAGCGGTGTACAGAGTAGACAAGTACTCTTGCTTGTACTGAGTCTGCGAACGTACATTCATCTGCTCCGCGTGGATGATAGCATCCTTGTGGAAGAACAGAGCGCCACGAACGTTAGTCTCAATCGTAGGACAGTTACTAGAAACGTAAATGTCAACACCGTAGACGTTACCAATCAGACCAGACTTAACAGTGCGGTCATCGCGGAAGTCGCTAGATACGTAACGCTCAATTCCCATTACTGTCTTACGAGCAGCAGGTGGGATGATCAAGCAACGATCTTCCATTGGTACGTTGGCGTCATCCAGAAGCTTGATAGCCTCACGGAAACCTACGTCGGTGAAGTTGTCACCAGTAGCTACAGTACCAGCAGCAAAGGCGCTCAGGCCAGTAGCAGCGTTAAAGTAGTAGCTGTTACTGTTAACCCAATCTGCACCAGTAGGAGCAGCGAGGTCAAGAGTTCCGTCACCGAAACCAGTACCACAGTTCATCAGGTCAGTGTCAACCGTCAGAGCCAACTGGTAACCAGCGTCTTCTGTGTAGAACTGTCGCAGGCTGTTGAGTGCCTGTACTTCTACGATGTCCTCAATAAAACGTGAGTACTCGAAGTGACGATTGATTTCAATCTGCAATTCTTGCTCAACGTTCGCCTGAATGTTAACCGCAGTATCTTGCACCTTAGCAGATGCAGCGCCACGGATAGGCTTAGGGACATGGATCTTGTCGCCCTTCTTACCTGTCATAGACATCTTCTTTACAAGAGGTGACATCTTCAGGTTCTTCTGGTATGCGGCAATTACTTCGTCGCTCCAGATTTCAGGGATGAATGTTGCTGCGGCTGTCTTATTGACAATGGAGCCACCGCCTACTGTACCGGGATAAGTTTGAGTCGCCATGATAAATCTCCTTTAGATTAGGCTACTTTACACGACCCTCGGCGTAAGCTTGAAAGATTTCTTCTGACAAAGCTGAGTAACGATCTGGGTCGGTCTGCATAAGTTTAATAATATCAGCACGACGATATTGCTTCTTACGTTGAGTTTGACCTGTTCCTCGGGCGTTGCCTGTACTTGCAGACTTAACTTGCTGCTTACGTGCTTGCTTCTCAACTGCTACCGTCTGTTCTGCAACAGAGGCTCTCTCTTTCCAGAGGGAGAACAGTTCATCAGCGGCATCATAATCATACTTTTGGTCTGCTTGTACAAACAATTGAGTCCTAATCTTAGAGCCTTTGATCCACTCAGCAAAGTTAGCATCTTGGATAATAGTGTTCATATCTGGATGCTTACTCTGTAACTGCGACAAAGCTGTTTGCTTCTTGTAGTTCTGAGTGACTTGATTAGCTTCTCTAATACTAGGGTGGTTCTCAATTGCCCTACTAACTGCGGCCTGTGGATCAACAAAGAAGTCAGTATCGTCTTCTTCTTGCTGTTGTACAGGTGCTTGTTGTTGTGCGAGTTGTGTTTGGATGTGGTCGTCAACAACCTTACGTAGTTCACCAACTTCAGAGCTTTGTTTACCTAGGAGCTTCTCAGCCTCTTGGTGCATCTGAACAACCTCTTGCAAGGACTTGTTCTGATACTTCTCTGGTACACTAGGCTCCTCTTGAGCTACCTCCTCTGGAGACTCTAAAGTATCCTCTGTGTCTAGTGTATCTACGGTTTCGTTGTTTACTTCTTCTTCCGAACGCTCGTCTACGAGTTGTGCTCGTCCCATATTATTAACCTTCTCCGCCTAACGGTTGTGGAGTTTATTTACGCCCTGCTTCACTATGTTCTCGTACCCACTTCATGTGTCTACCGGGGAAATCCCCAGAGGCACCGTCGAGTACGCATGGTGTTGCAGAAGCGACCCTTGTAGCGTTAGCACCACAACCGCACCTACTGGTTGTAACACCGTCCTCTACAAATTCTTCAAAGTAATGACCCTCAGTACACTTAAAGTCGTATACCTTAATCATCTTCATTGGATTCTTTGGCTTCCTCGTAAGCCTGCTCTACCGAGGATTCTAAGTTTATTAGGTGGGCTATGACATTTAATTGTCCCTTCCTAAAATACATATCGTTAGTATCTTTGGTTGCCTCCACAGAGTTAATCACGTTACCATTTGATCCAAACTCTTCCGTGAGTTGCTTCCAACCCTCGGTGTTAAAGAGGTCAAAGTATACATTGAAGTATCTCTCTAGTTCAGGGTTCATATCAGCCTTAGTTCCTTT